TCTCATCTACAGAAAAGGTTATTATATTTTCCAACCTTTTAATGAAAATGAAAACACACCAATAAACTACAGAAATAAATTTAATAAACAATTAATTAATAATCCATCTATTTATAATTATATTAAAAAACATCCCAAGTACAAAGAATACAAAGATGAAATTAAAGCAGAAAATATAATGACAGAATCAGGAGATGAATATGATTTTGATAGTGATGATGTTAAAATATATTATGATAAACGTGATGAAAATGATATAATTGGTGTACTAGATATGAAGTATGATAAAAATAGAAATAAAGTTGATTTATTCAAATTAAGAAATAAGAGACAAGTATCCGAAAAGAAACGTGGTATTGGTATTACAAGTTCAAAAGGTGCTGTATGTGATAATGCTTTTGAAAAAGATGAATTATTAAAGATATCAAAAAAAATAAATGCAGTTAATTTTGATCCATCTGGAACAAGATTAGAATTATGTGAAAAGATTAAAGAGAGAATGTTATTTTTAGAAAAATATAGTGTTGATAATAAGACATATATAATAGTTCCTAAAAATCACTCAATATATGAATTTCCTTTTAATCTTAAAGATAGAGTTGATTATATTAAATCTAAATTAAAGAATTTTAAAGTTAGTGTTAAGAAAGAAGATAATGGTATATTCGATGGAGTTAGAAATAAAAAATATCCAAAATATATCATAAATGTTGAAGGTAATTTAGAGGCAAATCTTGTATCAGAATTTAAACTTGTTAAAGATGGTAAGAAATATACACGTATTATTGAATAGGCATAAACATATAAATATAAATCTTTATATTTATATATCTTATATATGGCAAATGAATCAATGAATGTTGTACTAAGTTTTATTGGAAAAATGCCAGAATATATAATAGAATGTGTAAAACAATTGAGATTATTTTTTAAGGATTCTATATACATTATATATGATGATGTTTCAAATGAAATTCGAGAAGTATTAGATAATTATAATGTGATATGGGTTGAATATATGTATGTAAAATCAATGAGATTTGATTTAATATCAGATAGTAAAAAATTTATGTATGTAGAAAATTTAAAAGATAGAGAAGAATTATTTTTGAGATCTTATGAAAGATTTTATTTATTAGATGAATTAATTAGATTACATAATCTAAAAAATATATGGTTTATGGAAATAGATATATTAATCTATGTAGATCCAAATATATTTTTACAAAAATTAAAATTAAAACCATATTGTTATATGAATCACGATGATAAAAGATGTAATACTTCAATATTTTATGTAAGAGATAATAATTCATTAAAAAATATTCTTAATTTAATGGATACATTTTCTGGAAAAAATAGTTTTATGTCTGAGATGTATTGTTTTAAAGAATATTTAAATAAAAACCCAGATGATATATTATTTCCTCTTTCATTACCATCAACAAAGTATAATAATAATTTTTGGAAAAACTATGATATGTTTGATGGATATATTTTTGATGGAGCATTTATAGGACAATATTTATTTGGTGTACATACACATCATACACATAAAAATATTGAAACTAAAAATATAGAAAACATAATTAATATAAACAGAGATTGTTCTGGATATTTACAATGTTGGGATTTAAAATATGAATGGCATAAAAATAAAGATGATTTATTAATACCGTATATAAATAATGATGGTTTATTAATTCCGATTGCAAATTTACATATTCATTCAAAAGATCTTAAATCTGCTATATCATATAGATGAGTTATATAAGTTAAATTATAGGATATTTTATAATTATAATTATAATTATTATAAAACATAATGAATAAACAAACATTTCTTAGAATGCGTGCTCAACAAAATGTTAATGTTGAACTATATAAATTAGAAACACAAACAATACATAAAGATATTTATAATACAATAAAATATTTTGATGACAAAATTATTATAGATATACCATCTGGAGAAAAATTTCAACAATTAGCATATTATTATATTGGCGAGGAAGTAAATTTTTTATTTAATCCATTAATTTCATCACAATCATCTCGATTTAAATATATACATAAAATAAATGAAGAATGGGATAATCCATTTATTTTATTTTGTTATGGTTATCAAATTATAGAATTTTCAAAAAAACTTAAATTTTTAAAAAATGAATGCATTATAATATTTGGTAATTCTGACGAAAATCAAACTTTAGAAAAATGTCAACCATATATTGATTGTCCAAAAGTTTTACATATTTTTTGTCAAAATTTGAGTTGTTATAATGATAAAGCATCATTTATTCCAATTGGTATGGCAAATAAACAATGGTCTCATGGTGATATATATAATTTTTTAGAGTTAGATATTGGGGTTTTACATAAACAAAAAACAAAGGATATATTTTGTAGTTTTAAAGTTTCAACAAATGTTATTAAAAGGAATGAATGTTTAACTGCAATAAATAAAAAAAGTATTGAAAATATTTTTTATAAAAAACCATCAGAATATTTAAAAGAATTATCCAATCATAAATATTGTATTTGTCCAGAAGGTAATGGATTAGATTCTCATCGTTTTTGGGAAGCATTATGGGTAGAATCAATTCCAATTACTTTACGTAATCCATTAACTGAACAAATTCAAAAATTGGGAATTCCATGTATTCTTTTAAACAATTGGGATGAATTAGATGTTTTAAATCTTCCGAATTATTCATCATTTGTATTTGATGAAGAATATTTTAAAAAAATATCATTTAAATTTTATTCAGATAAGATATTAAGTTATGTACCACAAGTTTCTGAAAAAATGAATATTGTATTAAGTTTTATTGGAAAAATGCCATCATATATCATAGAATGTGTTACTCAATTAAGATTATTTTTTAAAGATTCTATATATGTAATTTATAATGATATTAGTGATGAAATTAAAAATAAATTGAATGAACTTAATGTTAAAATGATTGAATATGAAACAGTTATTTCTGAAAGATTTAATAATTTACAAAAAAATGTTAAATTTAATAAAGTTAATGGTTTAATTGGTCGTGAAGAACTAAATAAAAGATCATACGAAAGATTTTATTTATTAGAAGAATTAATGAAAAAACATAAACTTGAAAATATATGGTTTATGGAATTAGATATTATAATGTATGTTAATCCAAATGATTTTTTATCAACATTAAAAAATTATCCATATTGTTATTGTTATCATGATGGTGATAAATGTAATGGTTCAATATTTTATATTAAAAATGTTGAATCATTACAACAAATATTAAAAACATTTGATACTCATACTCGTACAGATAATATGACAGAAATGTATTCTTTATTTATTCATTTAAAAAATAATCCGAATGATATGCTATTTCCACTAAGTTTTGGATCAGAATCTAATAAAAATAATTGGATGTATTATGGATTATTTAATGGATATATCTTTGATGGAGCAATAATTGGTCAATATTTTTTTGGTGTTGATCCATATCACTCGAATGGAATTATAAATAAACAAAATATTAAAGATATTAATAAATTATATTCATTTAATGATTGTGTAAAAATATGGAATCATATAGTAGAATGGATACCAGATAAAAATAATTTATTATTTCCATATATTAGAGAATATCCAAGAGGTCCATTAAAACCAATTGTTAATATGCATATTCATTCAAAGAATTTATTATCAGCATCATCATATACTTCAAAAATAAATGATAATAATATAATACAAAAATATATAATATGTAAATATTTACAAATATGTAAAACAAATCTTCAACCTCCTGGTTTAGCAGATTATTTACGAGGATCTTTAATTTTATTATCATTAACATTAAATAATAATCATAAATTTGTGGTAGATTATGATTGTCATCCATTTTTCAAATGTTTAGAAAAAAATGATAAATTTGAAGCTCCTCAACATATTATTAACTTAGAAACTAAAGAACTTATACCACCTTTAGAATCTATTGAACAAAAAATATTAGAATTATTTAATTCTAATGAAAATATATCAGTTTTAACAAATTCTACATCGGTTCAATATATTACAAAAGAAGCAATAACAATATTTAAGGATATATTTAAACCATCAATTATAATTAAAAATAGATTAAATGAATTTGTAAATAAATATATAAATAATAAAATAGTTATTTTTCATTTTAGATTAGGAGATAAATTTATACATAATAATTCAGAAATTGATGAAATATTATTTAATAAATGTGTAAATTTAATAGTAGATAAAATTAAACAACTTGATATTTCTAAAAATAATATTATATTAATTTCTGATAGTATAAGTTTTAAAAAATATGCTAAATTATATATTCCACATATTATAATAACAGATTCAAATCCAATACATATGGGTGATCTAAAAAATTATAATTTTACTGATATTGAAAATACTGTTTTTGAGTTTTTCTTAATGAGTTATGCAGCTCATATTTATAATTATAATATATATGGTTCACCATCAGGTTTTAGTAAATTAATAAATATTTTATATGATATTCCTTTTACTTATATTAATTAATCATTATCAATAAATACTTTCTTAAATTGTTGCATTACTTTTTCAGGTGTATATTCTCTATATGCATTCCAATCTTTTTTTGAATTTTCATTTTTATTAAAATTCATTAAAATATTTTCTAAATTATCTTCTGTATACCAAAATGCTTTATCTTTTAATATTTCTATATGGGCAATATCTCCAATTTTTGTAGCAATAATTGCTTTATTTCTTATAGAAAATTCACCAATTGCACAACCAAATGTTTCACCTTCAGACCGTGCCCATAACATAGCATCACATGTATTAATAAATTTTACTTTTTCATTTAAATCTACAATTGGATCTAAATGAATTATGTTTGGTAATTTATCACAAAATGGTTTAGTATTTACAAATAAAAAATAAATATTTGGATTATTTTTTGCAACATTATAAACAATTGGATGTACATATTTTATATCAAATTGTTCATAACCACCATGTCTACCATAAACAATCGCATCTTCAGAAATATTTAATGTTTCTCGCATATTTAAATTATGATCTGGTAAAGTTATAATATATGGTACACATTGATAATTACCAACATCTTTTATCCATGGACTAATACTTGCATATACGTTACCATGGGGTTGACTACAATTAAATACACAATGAACAACTGTTTTTATTACTTTACTTATTTGATTTTCATTTTCTCCTCCTTTTGTTATATAAAATATATCACAGTTTTGTTGTATTAGGATATCATCAACTTTATCAAAATTATCAACAGAAAATACTTCAAATTCTTTTTTAAATTTTTCAACAACTAATTGATCTGTTTCGACACGGGTATTATTATATAATATAATTGAATCATTTTTTAATATATATTTATTATAATACGCATATTCATATAATTGTACTGTAGTACCTCTAACAGATAGACAATTATCCCAAAATGCGATTTTGATTCCTTCTGTCTTTTTTAAAATGAATTTAGTTATTTTAGTATCTGTTTGATTTATAGTATTTGATGATATAGCGTTATAATCTAAATTTCTATTAATAAATAATTGTTTTTGTTGTAAATGTTTTATCATAATTTTTATATATATATATTTTTATATATATATATTTATATATGAATAGAAATACATATTTTAAACATCTCGCAATGAAATTTATGGGAGGAGCAGGGAATGTTACATCACCATTACAATTTAATGTTGTTATAGATTCTCAAGCAGCAGAAAGAGCAGCAGCAGAAAAAGCAGCAGCAGAAAAAGCAGCAGCAGAAAAAGCAGCAGCAGAAAAAGCAGCAGCAGAAAAAGCAGCAGTAGAAAAAGCAGCAGCAGAAAAAGCAGCAGCAGATTTAGCAGCCGAAGCTCAAGCAGCAGCAGAAAGAGAAACTGCTGCTTGTACTGGTTGTATTGGTTGTATGGGTTGTATTGGTTGTATTACTAG